CGGTAGACTCCTTGATCTTTGACATTGCGCCGCCGCCAGTTTGACCAAGTTCTCTGAATTGCTCGTTCAGTTGCTCAATCTTGACAGCCTGCTGACCAGCGGTGTCGGCGGCGGCGGCGATCTGATCAAGACTTGCACCGGCCTTACTCAGTTCAATGGCCGTTTTGGTGGCTGCTTCCGCATACGCTGCGGACCCGCCGCGCTGCGCTGCGGCGACTTTCGCAGTCAGGATCGCGATCTTTTCCTGCTGGGTCATCGCAGCCGTAGTGACAGATGCGAGTGCATCGCGCAGCCTCATTGCAGCGTCAGCCGCCCCATCGGTGGACGCCTTGATCTTGGACATTGCGGCACCGCCAGCGGTGCCGACTTCGTTGAACTTGTCCCGCAGTTCACCCAACTGCGTCTTGGCTCTCTCCCGCGCTTCAAACGCTTTGATATCGCGATATATGAGCGAGTTGATGTATGCCTCTTCAGCAGCATTCGCAGCGTCTGCGAGACCATATTCGATCTCCTTTTCCTTACGGAAGGCAGCAGAACTAGCCGCAAGCTGAGTATAGCCAGCATTGATAGCCGCAATTTCGGCCTGCATGATGGCCGTTTGATCTCTCATGGCCTGAAGGCCAGAGGGAGCCATTGAAAGGTTGCGGGAAAGCTGCGCAGCCTGCATAGAAGCCGCCGAAAGATTTGTTGCAAGAACGCTGGCTGCTTCGGCGGTTCTTGCAGTTGGCTCTTCTGCGTCCTCAATCGCGCCTGACAGCTTCAAGCCCTGCATCGCAGCCTGAAGAAGCTGCGCATAAAGAGTCCTTGCCCCTTCTGTGCTGTTTTTAAGGCCGTCAGTGCTTTCGTAAATCGACTTGGCGAGGTCAGCCATGGCTTTTGCCTGCGCCCTCGCGCCTTCAGCCGCAGAGACATCTGAAAGGGCAACCGCTATGCCCTCTGCGGCCTCTTCGCTAACGCCCATGAAATCAGCAAGTGTTTTCAAGTTGGACTGAGCGCTTTTGATCTGAGTGATTTGCTCTTCATAATGCGCAATACTAGATTCAAGTGTGGCGTTGTATTCAGACGCCTCATCCCTCTGGCTTATAAGATTTCCAAGGGTTGTTGCTTTTATTTCTTCAACTATATCACGATACTCTTGGCCACCCCTAATCAGCTTCTCATTCAGCTTGTCAAAGCCGCTCAAGCCGCTTTCAATGATGGTGGTGGTGGCCTGACCAAAAGCCTGAATGGCCTCGACCTCTGCAATCTCGCGCTGGATCTTCAACAACGCTCTCGCCCTGTCGGTCAGGGTGCCGTACTCATCGCGGAGTGTAGCAAAGGATGCCGCTGATTGCTGATTGAGCGAATGCAATTCAGAAGTCGCGTCCGCTAATTCTTCAATGCTGTCCTTGGCACTTTTTGCTGACTTTCCAGAACGCTCAAAAGCAAGTGCGATGGCTGAGACAATCGCCACACCAGCGCCAAGTACAGCGCCAATCGGCCCAAAGATACCCAAAAGCTGGGAGCCTTGCTGGCCGAAAGCCTGAATTGCGCTTGTGCCATTTGCAACCTGTACTGAAAAGTCGCCGACCTGATAACCGGCCTGCTGAAGCGCACCCTTTGCCCACTTGTTGGTGGCCACAGCGTTCGAATTGTATTGCGAAGTAGACCGCTGAATGGTCTTGTTCAGATTGTTCATCCGGGTCTGAACCTGCTGAACCTGCGGCAGACCCGTGACGTTCACGCCTATGTTGATCGCGAGGTTTTCACCGAGACCTTGTGCCATTTTTCTCGCGCTCCTCAAGGATCATGAAATATGCGACCCATTCATTATACTCGCTTACGCTGATTTCCTCAATCTCGGCGATTGTCTTGCCAAGCCGGTCAGCCAGCGCGATCAAGTTCATTCTGAACGGGTCGCCCTTTAGTTTTTTAGGTGGTCCTCGACGTTGGCACCCGTGAACACTTCACTGAATACTTTGGTGATGACCGAGATAGGCTCGCCCATAAGGATCGCCTTATCCTCCAGCGTGAACGCTTTCTCGCCGTTGTCCAGTTCGCACTTTTCAATGATCACCTCAACCATGCCCGCCATGGTGACGTTGTTCAGAAAGCCGGGATGCTTGCGCTGGATCTTGTCCAGATCGCGCGCAGTAACATCAGCAGAAAAGAGGCGAAGGGGATCGTCCCCCTCGCCCCATTCCGCGACTTCGATGACCTTGCGCTCTTGTTCAGCGCGCCTGGCCGCGATGCGCTTACCAAGGCTCATCAGGTCACCGTGGTCTGAGTCAGCGCGCCGTTACCCTGAACCGAGATGGACATCTCGACCAGACCGTCAAACGACGAATTAACAGTGCGCCCGGTAACGATTGCCGAGCCAGTCAGATAGGTGTCACCGCTGGTGTCGCCCTCGGGATAGAGGTTCAGCGTGACCTCTGCACCGATGGTCAGAGCGCCCTGACCTGTGGTGTCGGTCTCATCCCACAGAACGTCAACCGACCCCGTGAAAGTCGTCAGCGACGGCTTATAGGTACGAGCGGTGTCGCCCATCGTGGTGTCTTCAAGCGTGTCCGCGCTCTCTTCAATGGAGAAAGAGCGGATTTCCGCGATTGCATTGGAACCGACCTTCACGGTCCCTTCGCTGCCGGTATGTGTAGCCATAGGAGCCTCCTGTTATCTGGCCGTTTCAACGTCTCCGATAGTAGTAACATATCGGATCGTATACGTTAAGCGAGCCACGCCCACAGGACGCTCTGCATCGCCATCAAAGTCAATCTCGGTACTGGTCAAGACACTATCCTTCACAAGACCATTCAGCGTGTAATCCGCCGCGATGGTCTCTTCGATCTGGACGCACAGGGCATCCACATCATCGTCAAAGGTATCAGTCACCCGCACATAGGCGTCGATTACAAGGCTGAGATCGCGCGCAAGCGTCCTCACCCCCATGGTCTGCAAGCCTGACGCTTCAGAGCCGCTGTAAACGGTCACAGCGGGCAATTGGGACTCCGTGAAGGGGTACACCCTAGATGCATACACACGTCGCTGTGCAAGCGACACACCGCTTGCCAAGATACTTTCCACGCGGTCTCGGATCTGCTTGCGAATGTGAGCCATCAGACCTTTTCCAACTGAACAGTTGTCACGCCTGTACCGTCATGCACCCAAGCACGAACTTTGTACTCCACGCTAGAGATAATCATCTCATCGGTCTCGGAGATGTACGGAATATCAGCTGTGCGACAGGTCACACGCGGTTGCTCTTCATGGACCTGCACATATCCACCGGCATCAACAGGCACCGTCTCATTGTCAAAGATGCCGTAAATGGTTGAGTCTCCAAGCGCATCTTTTCGGCGGTAAGCAATGCTCACCGCAAATTCATCCACCAGCAGGATGGATGCTAGATCATCATTCAGCGGCAGGGGCATCTTTTGCCTTGCGACCCCGCTTCTTGGGTGCATCGTCTTCCGTCAGGCCGACAGCACGATCTTCAACAACAGGTTCAGCCTTGGGCGCGGAGGTTTGCTCAACGCGACCCATCGAAATCAGAATGTTGCCCTCGCTGGCGGGAAGCTGAACAATGTCGCCAGCCGTGCGGCGTTCGCCGCCAGCCACGCAATTCTTCAGGACCAGATAGTGGTGCATGGTGTTCTCCAGTTCAGGATTGGGGGGGCTGGAGAAGCCCCCCCAAGTGAGCGTCATCAGACGCCGTCGTTGTTGTAGGCGAAGCTGACCGCGTGGCGGACGGCAACGTCAACAGTTTGCAGCGCAACGATGCGAACCGTGCCGCTGGTCGATGCAGTGTACGGATCGACGGTGATGTCGAGGCCGCCGTACATGCCGATCAGCAGATCCGAGAAGTTGCCGAAATACAGGTCACCAGCGGTGACTTGGTTCGACACAATGGCGCGGTAGCCGTTCATCGTGCCACCCGGCTCGATGACGAACTGGCCCGAGCCAGAGTCCTTCACGGTGGTCTTCAGAGCGCCGTACATGCTGGCAGGCAGGATGTACGCGAGGTTGCCCATGAGGGCGTTGTCCTCGGCAACGGCGGTCTCCATTGCGACAACCTCGGCGAAGGTCGGGTTTGCCGCCGCGAACGCTGTCGGGGTGTTGATGCCCGAGGTGTTCTTGACGCCGGTCGGTTGACCGGACGAACCCGAACCCTGAAGCGCACCGTTGTCAATCGCCAGTGCGAGGCCGGTCGAGAGGTCGTTGCGGACCAGTGCCTCAATGTCGAGGCTCGACTGCATCATCATCAAGCGAGTGATGTCGGTGAACGCGCCGAGGGTCTTCGGCGACATGGTGACCTGACCAAAGGTCGGCTCCGACTCGGACGATGCGCCGCCCTCGGTCGAGATCCAGCCTGCGGTCGAAGCTGCGGTCTTCTTGGGGATTTTGACATCGCCAACAAGGCCGGTCAGCATGGTCGCGCCTGCCTGCATCACCGACGATGCGTTCCGCAGAACGTCGATGAAGTCACCGCCGCGATAGTCCTCGGCAACCATTGCCGAATCGTCGGAGGTGTTCAGGTCACGCTTGGACCACGAACGGCGAACGTCGGCAGGGATGTAGAGGCCCTGCGGGTCGATGCCGTCACGCTTTGCAGCTTCAGCAGCAGCTTCAAACTCGAACTCGGCAGCAGCGCGAGCGCCACGGTCGGACGGGTTTGCCATTGCGCGGATCGCACGCATCAGCGAGAAGTTGCGGACTTCCTTCTTGGAAAGGCCGATGGCGCTGTCATCCAGCGGCTTCGAGCCGATCACGTCAAGAAGCTGACCCCGGAACTCAGCCAGCGAGGTGCCATTCTTGACAGCTTCGTCAGCCATTTCGCGCTTGTTGTGCTTGGCAGCGAGACGATAGATCTCGCCGGTTTCTTTGGCGGCGGCGCGGGCAGCTTCGGCCTTCACCGCTTCCACATCAATTTTGACTTCATCAGTCATTGTGGTCTCCATCTTTGGAGTTTCAGTTACTGGTTTAGCGGGTGAAGTCTCTGCCGCGCGACCAACGCCAACTGTCCTGTCAGCGGGGATCGAAACGACCGATACCTCCATTGGAGACCACGAAGAGACACGGTAGCGATCCGAACCTTCGCGATCCATTTTGTTGACTGCATAGCCAACGCTGATGTTCGAACGAATGTCGTCCATAACATCTGCATAGATCTCGCTCGCAAGAACGCCTTTTCCAAAGCGAACCGTTCCCCGGAGACGCCGGGTAGCAGAGTCAAGTTCTACACCTTCCACCACGCCGATCTGCTGGCGTGGGTCGTGATCAAGCAGCAAGGGCATCCGCCCAGAACGGGCAAACTCAAGGTCAATGCTGGCCTCGCTGTGATCCAGAATTTCTGCGCCGAAAGAACGCTCGACCGGCTCCTCGCTGGAGATGGCGATACGAACGCGGCGGTTCTCTTTGTCAATAACCTTCGCGCTGCCGTCCATGGAGCGCGTCTTCATGTCATCGCGGCTGAAGCGGTCGTTCAATTCGGCCTCGGTGGAGATGTCAGGCTCCTCGCCCGCATCAACATCAACAGGCGCGGCGGTTTCCTCGCCCACGCTCAGTTCATCCGGTTCTGCACGCTGTTCAGACATCTCAGCCCCCTCGGTTGCTTCGGGGATCATATCATCTTTCTCATCGGTTTGCACTGCGCGTTCCTCCGAGCCGATTGCAGGCTCAAACTTCTGGGCTGTGAAGTTGTTTCTATCCAGCCAGTCCTTGGCCTCAGAGACGCTGTATTCGTCAGCGTCAAACCGAATGGACTGGATCTCGCTCTGGCCGTCCCACAGGCCAATGATGAAATCAATGCCAGCACCGCCTTCATCGTTCATGCGGCGGAAATCATCGTATTTCTCAGGATCGCGGATGCGGGCAGCGTGTTCGTTGGGATACGGACGCTCTTCATAGCCGCGATCATTGTCCATGCTGGCAACCCTGTCGCGCGC